TCGATCTTCCAGTGGTAGTATAGCCCATGAGTGTCTCGTAGTCAAGGCTTGTTAGTCCGTTCTTGTGCGCTTCCCACCACAATTCAATGCGCTGCCGCGCGGTCAGCACCACAGGAAACTGTCGCGTGCGGAGATAAGTGGGACTGGGGGTGGTTTGTTGCGCAGATGAGTGGGAATGGATGTCTGGTCGTGAGATCGCTCACTCCGTGCTCGTAGTGGACGGCTCATAGTTGAGGATGATGAGCTCGCACACTTGGCGGCTCCCCCGGCCCCAGAAGTTGCCGCTGCGGCGCGGCCGGTGATGCTCGATGACGCGCCACCCGTGGTAGAGGCGGCGGATCTCAGGGTGGTCATAGTAGGTGAGGATGACCTTGCCGGCAACATCCGCGACAATGGCCGCGAGATCCGCGTGATCCGCATCCTCGAAGCGCCAGAACCAGCCACCGGGATCGCCGTAGTAAGGTGGATCACAGAAGAAGAGGGTCTCCGCTCCGTCCCATTTAGGGATGAGATCGCGGAAGTCTCGCTGGTCGATCGCCACCCCCTTGAACCTCTCAGCAACCGCGGTGATGGCGTCCTTCGATCCCTCATAGCTGGCGGCATTGCGGCGGGACTTGCTGTACGCCCAGGAGCTGGTGATGTCCCCACACATCGACGACTGGAGGAGATAGAGGGTGCGGAGGGCGTCCTCGATCGGGTCACCCGTGGGACCGATGCGGCGCCAGGCGGCGTGGACTGAGCGAGCATAGAGCGTCCAGCGCAGGCGAGCGGCGAAGTCGTCGAAGTGATCCCGCAGCACATGGAACAGGTTGGCGAGGCGGGCATCGGCATCGTTGTAGACCTCGACCGGCGAGCGCTCCTTGCGAAACAGGAGATGGGCGACACCACCAAACACCTCGACGTAGGTGTGATGAGGGGGCAGCAAGGCGCTGAGCTTCGGCGCGAGCCTCGCCTTGCCGCCGATGTACGGGATCGGGTTGCGCTTCATTGTCTTCCCCTGCCTGGCAGTGATCTGTGGAACAAGGCATCCGCAGCCCCCTGCCAGTATCAGGGGGGTTGCACGGTCGGCGGCGTGCTGGCGTCGCCGGCCTCACTATTCGGTTTTCAGGAGGGGGCCGGGTGGCGGTGGCCCGACCCCCTCGGCGCGGCCGCGTTGGCGGCGGTCAGATGGCGATCGCAAGGCCGGTGCTGGGCACCAGCATCACATCATCTGAGCGCCGACCATCACCCTGAAGCGGTCGCTGGCGGTGGGTCGTTGCGGTGCTTGAGGTAATTACTCAGTCGCCGCAGGGCGACGAGGACTGCCCCAATGATGATCGTGGCCCAGAGCGGCGCGGCCGGGTCCTCCTGCATGGCCGCGAAGGCGGCCATCAGGACGGGAATCGCCACGAGGCCGAGGTCCACGAGCAGCTTGTCTATCCACTTGCCCCAGTCCATTCATGAGCTCCTTTCGACTCCCGCGAGTTCGAGGAGGCGGATGATCGCCTCTTCGGGAATCGCATGATCCAGCAGCTCGAGGATGATAGGCGCCGACCTCTCGACTTCCTGGCGCACCGCTGCGGGCAGGGGTGCCAGGACTTCTTCGACGTCGCCATATCCGAGCAGCACAGTGGCTGCCCTCTGATAGTCGTTTTGGGCGAGCGCGTCGAGGAGAGGAATGGCGTCCGGCGCCTCTTCCTTGACCCTCTGGTATATGCTCGCGCGCTCGCGGATCCATCGCACGCCTTTGGATAGCCAGCTCATCAGTTCCTCCTTGTGTAGATATAGAGTTTGCCTTGCTCGCGGTGGGGGGTGATAGTGGCGCCCAGGGCTTCGACGACAGGCTGGAGCGGCCCCTCGGGGACGCCATCGATAAGGCGGCCGGCCTGGGAGACGAGCTCGTCGTTGACGACGATCTTCATGCCCACCTGATCGGTGATCGCGGTTTCGAGGGTGATGATCTCGAAGTGCATGGGGTCAGGAGTACTCCAATCGCCTCCCCACTCGAAGCCGTGTCGGCGGAACGCCGCGATGAGCCGGGGGTCCTGCGCCTTTCGAGATCGATATGGGAAGAGGCGAGCGTTGACGTCCACGGCGATGCCCCAGGCGTGATGAGAGATGGACCGTTTCGGATCCCAGCACATGTGGCGAGGGACCCAGCATCCGTCGAAGCTGTTGATGAGATGAGTGAGACTGTCATCCTTCAATCCTACCAGCACAGCCTCGAGCTGATCGGCGATGAGAGCATGGCAGGTGATCTGCCGAATGGTGTGTGCTCCCCCATCGCAGAGTGCGAAGGGGGGCTCGATGCGCGTGAGGTTGTGCAGGAGCCAATCTCCGGCGATGACGACCATTCCGCGGCGATCGGGATGCTCAGTCCATTCGAGCTTGCCGAAGTTATTTTCAATCCAGGATAGTTGCCGGGGCATCAGTGGGCTCCGTAGATGGCGGCGAGGGCGGTGGCAAGGGCGGCAATCGCCATCAGCGCGACGGTGAGGAACTTCGGGTCCACCCAGGCGGATCGGGGCGAAGCCCTGTTCCCATTGCGGCACTTGCGCTCCAGCTCGCCGATCCGGCGCTCGTTGTTTGGGCACTGAACCTTGAGGGTCGTCTGTATCGCTATCACGGCATCATGCGTTTCACGCTGCTCGATGCGCAGTTCGCGAATCTCATCGGTTAGGGTCTCCAGATCGCTCACAGTTTCGCTACCTCGGCGGCCTTGAGGTCGGCGACGTCATCCTCGAGGCGTTTGAGGCGCAACTCGGGGATGGCGGGCGTTTCGCCTTTGCCGAGGGCCTCGAGGGCAGCGAGCGCCTCGCTACGGGTGGAGACATTGCCCTGGAGCGCGGCGAGGTGGGCGGGATCGGGCTGGTCCACCGGCTCGATCGTATAAGGGATGTGCAGCTCGCCCAGGGCAGCGGCGATGGTGTCGCACTCGGCAGCGGAGTAGGCGAGGACACCCCGGTCGTCGGTGGGGAAGAGGACGTCATCCGGCAGGGCCGCCGGATCGCACACGAGGCGGTGGAGGAGCGGGTGTATTGTGCCGTCGACGACCCTACAGTCCATATCTCACTCCTACGGGCCGACGTTGTCGGCGGAAGTGGTGCTCGTGCCGGAATCCGAAACGGCGGCAGTACATCCCTTGCACATGTTGCCGTGAATCAGAGCGTTGCGGACGTTCGCGCTGCCGACATTCACCCCAGTAGCGAGCAGGGAGCAGTGGTTTGCTTCGACGATGCAGTTGTCCAGGTAATTGGAGCCGATGATCTTGGTCAGGCCAATCCCTACGCCGGCGGATCCGACGCTGAGCACGATGTTGCCCTGAACGGAGTTCTGGATCGTGTCCCTGGCGCCGATCACGCAGAAGATCCCATACCATGTGCCTGGAGTCGTCAGCGCTAAGACCTCATTGCCGCGGACAAACACAGCATCCGAGTCTCGCACATAAATGCCGATGGAGATGGCGCCGCTGGCGGTAAAGCTGACCCTATTTCCACGCGCCATGCCATCGTGAGCATTTGGGTAAAACAGGATGGCGTAGCACTCGCCGGAGCTCGCGAAGGTGATGTCGCAGTCGAGGACCGCACAGTGGGTCACGGAGTCGAAGTAGATGCCGTACTTGATGCCGGTGGGGTGGGTCTGGTCGATCCTGCAGCCGATAACCTTGTTCCGGGCGCCGGATGTGTCGAACTTGATGAGGCTGACGAGCCCGGCCGCCTCGACGTGGACCCCCTCGATCCGGCAGTCGGAGCAGGCGGCGCCGTGGATGCCGACGCCGGTCTTCCCGGCGACGGCCTGGATGGTCAGATCCTCGATGATGATGCCGTCTTTCCCATTCAGGTCGATGCAGTCGCTGGCATCCGCGGCCGTGAAGTTCAGGATGGTCTTCTCGGCGCCGGCGCCGACGATCTTCAGCCCGTCCCCGCCGATCAGGATCGTAGCCGCCTCAGTATAGGTGCCGGCGCAGACCCAGATGACATCGCCAGCGTTGGCCGCATCGACGGCGGCCTTGACCGTGGTATAGTCGCCGCCTGAGGGCGCGACGACGCGGAACTGAGGGATCCCGCCCCAGGTCTGGGGGATCCGGGGAGCGCGGCCCGAGGGAGTGTTGTCGATGTCGGTGATGGAGCCGCCCGAGGTGGTCACGGTGGCGATGAGGATCGAATCCGCCTGCGGCGGGCCGGATAGGGACGCCTCGACGGTGAAGGTGCGGTCGCGGTCGCTGGTGGCCGTGAGCTTGAGGTAGATGTAGCTGGTGTCGTCATCCGTGAGGCCGCTCTTCGTGGTCGCTCCGGATGAGTGGATGGGGATCCCGTCGAGGAAGCCGCGGCCGGCCGCGACGCTGATGGACAGCCCGCCATTGTCGGAGACGGCGAAGCCGTCGCTGATGGTGGCGTCCGTATCATCACCCGCCAGGCCGCGCAGGAGGGCCTCCATCACCCATTCGGGGATCTTGTCCCGGTACTGCTCCTCAGACACGCTGGACTGCTGCCCCGAGCCCGGGTACGGGATATGGAAGAGGTCAGTTTCGTTGTTGTATGGCATGCTCAAGGACCCCAGAGGTCGTTCGCACTATCCCAACAGAAGTGATCCCAGATGGCGTAGCGCTTGCCGGTGACTGGATCGCCCGAATCTATCGTGCCTCCACCACCAGTGATGTTCTCCTCGGGCAGTGTCGTGATGAAGGGCGATCCGAAGTCGCTACCGCCGCCAGAGCCGCCACCACCGGCTGTATTCGCTCCCTCGTCGCCCGTGGTGCGGGACCGAGGAGCAGCTCGACTCTGGATCTCATGGCGCAGCGCCCGAGCGCCGCGGCCACGCGCGCTTCGGGGACGATAGGCGTCCGGATCGCCGGCGATTCTGTTTCTGGGCCGATCTCTCACTGGATGACTCCCGTGAAGCGAGTCACAAACTCGCCGGAGTCCGCCTGGAGCCTGCCCCACTTCTCGATGATGCGGAAGACAGTGTCCGTCGGGATGTCGAGCTGTGTGGTCTGGACCGCCACGTAGTGATCGGGAAAGAGGGCCGGCTTGCCATCCGTCTCCCAGATGAGCAGCGCCCGGTAGTTGAGGAGCTGCGTGCCGCTGAACGCGGCGATGAGCCAGGGATTCCCACCATCGGGAGCGACGCTCACCTGCCACCAGTCATCGCCGATGAAGGGATCGCTCTCGGGATCGGACATCGACTTGGTGTGGCGCCAAACGGCCACCACATCGTTGCCCTCAGCGTCCTGGCCGATGACGAGCTGATGATTGCAGACCTCGAAGAGATCTCGGTCGAAGTCGATGAAGTAGGCGACGTCGTCTTCAGTGACGGTGTCCTCGTCCAGAGTCCAGTCGGGCGAGCCGGAGTATGGGGTCGTGCCGAGCGCGCGGGTGAAGACGGCGCCGCTCTGATCGACGCCCCACTCGCGACCGGCCGCCCGAGCGAGATGATCGGCGACGGTGACAATGTCCAGCGTGTTGTCGAACTTGAGGGTGAGCTCTCCGAGGCGGCACGGGTATACGAAGTCCGAGGCGCCGGCATCTATGGAGAGCTCCGAATCGGGGACCCCTGCACGCTCGTGCATGAGCCAGTACCAGGCATCGTAGAAGTTCCATCCTGCGAAGCTGGGGAGCAACCAGGCGCGCTTCTTGCGCAGCCGGCAGAAGCGATCGTGGCCGACGAGCTCGAGAGGGACCTCGCCGGGATGATCGCCGCTCTTCCGGCGCTTGGGCGTCTCCAGAAAGCCGGTGACCTGATTCGTGTAGCTGAGCTCGCCGCCAATGTCGAGGGCGACACGAACCTGCGCCTTCTCGTTGCCCGTGAAGTCATAGTCGCCGGTTGTCCGGAGAAGGGCCTTGAAGCTGGACCCGCGCCAGTTCTGCGCGACGGTGAACTCCACGCTCTCGAGCTTGCCCTTATCGGCCTCCTGAGTGTTGTCGAAGAGCGTGGTGGTGGTCGGACTCGCATGCGCTGCCGGGCGGATGCCCTGCACCGAGTAGAGGATCGGGGTGTGCTTGGTGTCACTCGAAAGCGTCGCCTTCGGGTAGACGCGGTCCTGGCCATCGGTCAGCATTTGTGCGGAGATGGAAGTCCCGGCCGGCCACTTCCCGTACCAGTACATCGTGTCGGCGACATTGTTGATCATATCGGGCGGGGTGAGGTGGATCAGGCGCTCGACCGTACCGGATGCCGCGAACGTCAGCTCATCGAAATGGCAGGCCGATTGGCCGCCGCCTACTTCGACGCGGACATGGCCCTCGGGAACATTGAGCTCGGGCTCGTGGTAGATCCAGGGATCCGGCATGTCGCCGAGCCAGAAGATCAGGTGATCGGGGATGAAGAGACACGAGATCCAGTCTGCGTGCATGAACGCTCCGGCGGCCCAACGTGCTGCGTCATCGCGGGCCAACGAATCGATCTGCGTCCAGCTCGCTCCACTGTCAACGGACTTCCAGAGGCTCGGGTAGTGCCACTCATCGTGCTGGATGTAGAGCTGGTACTGAACTGTGCCCAGGGCGTTGAGCGTGATCGCCGAGTAGACGGGATCGGTCTGCCCATCCGGCGGCTGCGCGCGCAGGAAGCGGAAACCCCAGGTGGGATTCTGAATCAGGCGGCCACGGCTGACCACCGCGCCGATCTGATCGGCTCGTCCATCATAGTACTTGATCCACTTCGTCTGCTGGCCTGGCGGCTGGACCAGCTTCCAGTAAGACGATGATTCCTGGAGCCAGTCTTTGCTGAGATCCATATCCTTGAATCCCCAGGCGCCGTCGAGCACAGCAGCGTTGAGCTGCGGGAGGGGGATGACATCCGTGAGATCCCATTCGGCGCGCTGGCGTGCAGCGTTCTGGTAAGGGCCGGCGATCTGCCGAGAGCTGTCGAGGTTGGTCATGGGGAAATCGATGCCCCAGGAGTGGGCCGTCGGGTACCCCTCAGAGCGCTTGTCCGCGATGATCAGCCTGGCCACTGCGATGCCGGCGCCCATGTCAGCTCCAAGTTCCCGAGTCGCCGTCACGCTGGCTCGATTGCGTGAGGCGATTGCCGTCCCCGTCGAGGTAAGTCACGGTGAGATCGCCGGCGTCGCCGATGACGACGTCAATTGGACTGTCCTCCACCTCCTGAGAGAAGGCAGTGATCGGGTCGGGGCGGAGATCCGTGTTGAACTCCACGGCCGTGCCGTCCGTCCAGAAGGTGTACTCTTCGCCGAAGCGATCGGTGGCTATGACGGGGTTGCCGACAGCCATCACGCGGCCCCCCAGGACTCGCCATCGTCCAGCGAGACCATCCTCTGCAGATTGCCGTCAGAATCTATGCACGCGGCGCGGAGAGCGCCGGTGGGCAGGCATTCGATGTCGGGGGAGTGATTGCCATCGCCGGAGAAGGGCTGCGTGGGAGTGGACCAGGGCCCAGAGGCGCGATCGCGGCGCTCGAACGAGACATCGTTTTGCACGGCGTGATCGAACGTACGGAAGTGCTGGCCGAAGGGGTTGTCATCGATACGGATGCGGCTATGCCAGGGTTTGAGTTGGATGTACAGCGCACCGACCCTGAGCCAGTTTGGGGCTACCCCCCTGAGCAAGACAAACGTGTTGGAGAGATCGACAGTATCCTCAATGGACCAATCGAAATAGAACCACTTCCATGCATCGCCCGTGTCCTCGCCATCCGGCACCATCCTCTTCTCGCCCTGCCAGGCAGTGGTCAGATAGAGATTGATTTTGTCTTCGTTCAGCTTGCCAGTCTCAGTCATGATGCAGACGCCTGCGCGGACAGTGTCGACGTAACGATTCCCATCGATGGTCTCGAAATCGAAAATGTCGACTTTGTCCTCTTCATCGGTCCAGACATAGTTGTCGCCATCGAAGACGTCCTCGTTTTCATCGACGGCTGCATAATGACTCGTTTCGCCGACCACAGTCCAGTGAGGGGTATGATCTCTGGTAGGGAAGAATTTGGGGCTCCACTCCATCACGCGCCCTCCCCCGCGTAGCTCAGATCCTCGAGGTACTCGGTCGTGTTGTCGTCGAGGATGCCGGGAGGGACTGTCGGACGCAGCTCGATGACGAGCTCGTAGCGGCCCGGGCCGACCTGCCGAACACTCTGGACTGAGACCTCTTCGGCGGCGGCGCCAGGGAGAGCCCAGGCGCCGGGGCCGAGCTGGGTCATGCCGGCAACGGTGCGAGCAGGTGGGGCGACGGCGATCGGCGCGCCGGCACTGGGGGCGAGCTCCGGAGCGATCGCCGCCGGCCCGGGGGCGGCGAGCTGGGCGGGATCGAAGCCGGCTGCTTCGTCTTCTCTCTCGACAAGGCCCTGCCGGCCGGCGCGCCAGCGCGCCATGGTCGCTTCCTGGAGCGGTGTGTACCCGGCGCCCTCGATCTCCGCTATCTGCTGCTCAGACTTGCCCTGCCAACGCCCAAGCCCGAACTTCGCTCCTTCATAGGCGAGCCAGGCGGGTACGGCGTAACGAAGAGCGGCACCGCCCACCGCGCGAGCGCCAGCGCCCATCCCGAGCCCGCGAAGGAGACCTCCCCCTCCGGCAGCGGCCCCACCGGCAGCAGCTCCAGCGCCGCCGGCGACGGCGGCAGCTCCGGCCTGTGCGTTGGCGGCGCCGGCAGCTCGGGCGGCCGCCGCATTCCGAATCTGCGCGCCGGTGAGCAGCTCCCAGCCGCTGATGATGCTCGGAAGCATCATGAGCATCGCCCCGAGAGGGATCATGGCCGCCCCCGCGGCAGCCCCGACCACGATAAGTGTCTTGCCGGCATTCGTTTCGGCCATCTTGCCCATGAGCTCGACTACCGGCGTGAGAGTGGTGTTGGCGAGTTTCAGCGCGGGCACCAGCGCCTTGCCGATCGACTCACCGAGATCCCCGATCGTGTTCTTGAGCTGCTCGGCGGCGCCGGCGCCCTTGGCGAGCTCCTCGGCGGCGGGGCCGGTGTTGGCGTCGATCGCCTTGAGTATGCCGTTGAAGTCGCCGGACTTCATCGTCGCCTCGTTGATGATGACCCCGTAGCGCTGGAGGGCGGTGGCGGAGCCCATGGAGATAGCCTTGCCCACGGCGACAGCGGAGGAGACGAGGTCGGTGCCCATCATGGCGGAGATGTTCTGGATGCGGGGGGCGAGGCTTTCGATCTGGTCCTGGGTGAGGGAGAACGTGGTGAGGATCGCCATCATCTCGATGGTGGCCTCGTCGCCGAAGGTGGTGACCTTCTGGAGGTCGGCGGCGAGCTTCTCGAGGCGGGACTGGTCGATCGCCTGGGCGGTGCCCTTGACGGCGGAGGTCAGCTTCGCCTGGGCCACCTCCTGGGTGCGGAGCAGGCCGATGCACTTGCCGGCGCCGGCGACCACGGCGGCGCCCATGGCCGCCATCGCCAGGCCGGCGGCGCGGATCTCGCCCGAATACTGCTTGACCGCGCCGGCCATACCGGCGAACGAGGTCTTAGCGGTTCCCGCGACCCCGCGGAGCACGCCGCTGGCGTTGTCTCGGGCGTTGATCTCGATTTGGAGCTTGTCGGTTGCCAAGGTTGCTCCTCAGCAGTAGGACGAGGTCCGCTATGCGTTCCTGTCGGGTGCGGCTCGGCTCCCATCCGGCGAGATGGAAGAAGGTGACGAGGTAGAACTCGCTCCAGTGCCCTCGGGGGATTCGTGCTGCCGGCCCGCTGTGTCCGCGGGCAGCGGGGCCGGGGGGCGCTTTGTCCCCGACCGAGGCTCGGCTACCGGACTGACGGTGAAGATCGGGATCGCCTCGCTGATCATCTCCCAGATCTCCACCAGGTCAGCAGCGGGCCACCCGAGGATGATACCGGCAGTGATCTCGGGATGGTGCTTGCGGAGACAGAGCTCTCCGAGATAGGCACGGCCCCGCGCGGAGTTGAAGCTGCGCTGGTCGACGAGGAGAAGCCCCGTCGTCTGCTCGAACTCCATGATGTCGTTGATCGTCGGGCTCGTCCAGCGATACTGCTTGCCGCCGATCGTGCTGGTGCCTTCGGCTGCCATCGTTCCGCCTTTCTCACGTCTGTTATGTGATGACCAAAGACCCGGGCTTGCCGATGAGCTCGTATGGCCACTCCACATCGCCGTCTTCCGCCTGGAATTGCATCGCCCGGGGCCCCGTGAAGGCGAGGTTGGTGAAGGTGAAGGTGATGGCGTTGGTGCCGTCGCCGACGACGATCACGGCGGCGGTGGTGCGGGTTGGGGCGTCCGCGTCCACATCCCAGGTGAGCTTCTCGAGGAGACTGACCCGGAGCCGGACCTCCTGGACGCCGACCGCGATGCTGGTGGGGAGTCGCTTGACGTCCGCGTCCTTCGCGTCGAGGTCGAGGCGGTAGCGGCAGCGGTTGTTGACCTCGAGCTCGAAGCTCTGGCACTTGTAGGGGCTGCCGCCGATGGTGACGGCATCATGGTAGAAGTCGAAGAGCTGACCGGCGATCGCCTCCTGGGCGTCGCCGACTGCAGTCTCGGTTTCCTTCTTGCCCATGATATCGAAGTCCGCGACGACCGGCTCGCCGGGAGCGCCGGAGACGCGGAGGCTGTTGATGACCGCGTTCTCGAGCAGGAAGTCATAGGCGGCGGTGCCGCCCTTGAGCACGACCTCCGTGAGAGCGCCGGCCGACTGGATCGCATAGCCAATGAGGACCTTCGACTCGTTGACCACGTGGACACGCGGGGTGCAGCGGAACTCCATCGGCCCCGCGGAGAACACGGACTGGCCGCCCGCGCCGCGGCGGAGGATGTCGTCATAGGCAGCGCGGATCTCACCGCCGATGAGCAGGCCGGGCGATGTATAGACAGCCTCTCCCTGCTCGTCCCAGATCAGATATTGGAGCTCGCCCGTCTCAACGGCCATATCAGTCCTCCTCGGTCTTCACGCCGAGCTTGATGCCGACGAGGGCGCTCAGCTCGGCGACGCGTTTCGGGATCTCTTCGCCCACCACCGCGGGACGGATATGGACGAAGATCGGAAGGAGCCAGCTCGCGACGGCCTGCGCAGGCACATCCGTCTCGAGCTCCTTCGCGACGGTGTCGAGCGCGGCCAGCATCTTCGACTTGGCGAACTTGCCTGGCATCAGCTATCACCTCTCGCTCGGACTTTCTTGAGCCGGCCTTCGACGGAGCAGACTCGGATGAGTGCGTTGGCGACGATGCCCTCGAGGGCCCCGGTGCTGTCGGCATCAGTCACGACGATCTTAGCGCCGCCGCTGGCGACGTCGGCCTCGAGCACCTTAGTGATGAGATCCATATAGGTGTGAACGTTCTGGTGGAGCGTCTCCTCATCGGCATTGGCGACCACCGCGTAGACGATGATGGAGTTATTGCGCCACCCCTGCCCGCCGGTGGCCCCTTCTTGAGCCCAGTCCGGGATGTCCACACAGATGAGCGGTGTCTGCGTGGTGGGGACGAGCCGGCGGGGACCGTAGACATAATCCTTCGGAGTGTCGAGGCTCTCCGCGGTGAGCAGCGCCGGCAGGTGGGCCTCCAGCTCGGCCAATACGAGATTCACCAGTGTCTGCGTGGAGGTCGCCATCAGTCTCGCCCCTCCCGGCGGAAGTGCTCGCCGAACTCGCGCATCACGCGGCGGCGGAAGGGACGGGTCAGATTGATGACCTTGCGGGCTTTCATCTTTCGCGTGCCCGTCTGATGGAGAGAGCCGAGATCCCACTTGCCGACGATGACGGAGCCGCCGACTGCCATGCGGAGCGGATCGATCTCGCGGATGGATCCGGAGCCGCCGGTGAGAACTGCGCGGAGCTTCCCCGATCGGGTGAGGATCTTCGCGCCGGGATGAGTGCGCGCCTTCCGCTCGGCATAGGCGGGAGTGAGCGGCGCCCACTTGGGATTTCCCTCGAAGCCTCCCTCCGCGTCGAAGATGCGCTTCTGGGTGCCGAAGAAGACATCGGCGATCCTCTCGAAGGCGGGGGACAGGTCGGAGCTGGCGCGCATGCGGCCCTGCAGCCGGCGGGCGAGCTGCATCTCGCCGAGCACGTTGACCTTGATGTCTACTGCGCCGGTGGCCGTCATCAGAATTTGTCGTTCCCGCTGAACGCAGGCCTCATATCAGTATCCTGCAGCGGATCCTCTTCGATCGTGCGCATAGTCATCGAGGGGGCGCCGGGCTCGCTGGCGGATGATGCGCCGATGCTGCCCGCGTCAGTGAGGTCGGCCTTCTCGGCGACGATGGCATCGAGGAGCTTGCGCCCTCCCTGATCCCAATCGGTCGGGTGAGTCGTGTCTCCGGTCTGCCCGGTGAAGGCGATCCCCCAGACGCGGATCGCCGTCATGCGCGAGGCGATGCCGTTGACGACCTTCAGCGCCTCGGTCGCAGTGATGGGAACCTGGTAGCGCCGGGCAAGCTTGGCGTCGATCTCCGCGTCGATGTCGGGGATGTAGTCATCGGTCACCGTTGCCGCGCTGGGATTCGTCGAGGTATCCTTGTCCCAGATCGTGGTGGGTATGACCGCCTGAACGTCATCTACCGTGCAATATGCCATCGAGGTCCTCAGGCCCCAGGGTGCCCGGGCGGCTAAGCCGGGATCGCAACTCGCCGCCCGGGCATACCTGTCTGGGCATTGTGTCTACTGGATGTCGCAGCGGAGCATCGGCTCGTTGATGATCCGCTCGAAGCGGTCGGCGCCGATCTCCTTCTCGCGGACGGTGACCGGGATATCGGCGGAGAAGCTCAGGCCGGCACGGTTGAATGCCGCGCGCCGGCTGCGCACAGAGGCGACGCGCTCGCCGGCCTTCCTCTCGGGAGTCGTCTCGGGTGGTGGGGCCGCGGGTGCGGCCGGAGACGTCGAGGGAGCGCGCCCGCGGGTGTGGGACGCCCTCTTCGCGGCCTTCTTCTTGCCCTTCTTCTTGGCGGGCATCAGATCACTCCTTCACTATGCCTGAAGCAGGGAGCGGTAGGTGATGACCAGCACGATCTCACCTTCGATGAAGGTGGTGGTGCTCGCAGCTACCACCGAGAGGGTGTCGGTCGCGGCGAAGGCGTTGGCGCCGCTGATGGCGGAGCCAGCGACGACCTTGCCGAGGGTATCGAGGCCGGCGGTGGTGAGGGCGACGACGCCGCCAGTGACGGCCACCGCTCCGATCTCCAGGTGGAGGGTGGAGAGCTTGTCAGCGGTGCTCGCGACGACCTTGGCGACGGCGTTCACCGAGATCAGCTCACCCACGAAGTCGAGCGGAAGGTCGGTGACGATATCGCCATCGGCGATGGTGGCGAGCACGATCGGGATGCAGATCATCCCATAGGAGTAGCTCGCACTATCCGGGACGTTCTGAGCGAGCTTGAGCTGGACGCGGGCGAGGGAGCTGGAGATAATCTCGACGATCGTCCCCACGAAGACCTTGTGTGAACTCGAGCCGGCAACGATGACGGTGCCATCATAGCCGGCATAGACGGGCAGGCCGAGGTCGGTCTGGGCGGCCGTCGCCTTGGTGAAGACGGCATTGCCGGGCATGTGCACGCGGACGCGCTTGCCCCCCTGGGTGTGGCCGGTCAGGGTGTTGTCGCATTCCTCGATGGCGACGCCGATGAAGACGGAACCGGAGTCATCGCCCATCGGGGTGGCGTAGCCGGCGGCATTGGCGCAGACGCCAACGCCCCGATAGATGTGAACATTGTCCTCAACCAGGATGGAGAGCAGCTTGCCCTCCTTTACCTGCGGATCGCGGTTTGCGGACACGTCGGCCATTCGGCTTTCCTTTCGCGCGCCTGGTGCTCAGATAGAGGGCCAGCGCGGCTGGTTTTTCGGGGCCAGGCCCCGGGTGCGGCGAGGCGAGGGGGACTAATGCCCCCCTCGCCGGACGTCCCTTGTTACGCCTTCTGGAGCTTGATGAGGTAGCGCCAATCTCCCGGCGCCACGGTGTAGTTCCCCTGCGTGGAGAACCAGGAGCGGCCGGTCTTCTTCGCGTGCTCCGAGTCCGGGCCGAGGCTCTTCAGGGCGCTCGGCTCCTTCTGGTACTGGACGATGAACGGCTTGACGGGGCCTTCGGTGTAAGCGACGTAGAAGTCGCTGGCGACCGTCAGCTCCGGGAGCGCCATCGGGCGAATGCGCCCCTTCCACGAGTTGTCACTGCCGGAGATCCGCTGGGAGGTGGCGATCTGATCGAAGAGGTTGAGCACCTCGGGCCGGCAGATCACATCATAGACAGCATTCGGCCGAGACCCGATGCGAAGGTACTTACCCCGATCATCCTTGAATCGGTGGAAGGCGGCGACCGCGGCTCCCAGCGAGAGGCTGATGTCGGCGATGTCGTCGTCATCGTAGCCGGTCGTGAGGAAGTTGCTCTGCGTGCCGGAACTCCCCTCGGAGTGATCGATGTCACAGAGGTACTGGCCGTCATAGCAGAGCGTGGTCTCGGCGGCGGCGATCAGGGCGGCGAGCAGCTCGTCGGGATGCTGCTTGGCGAAGGCGCCCATCTGCTGGATCCGCATGGCATACTGGCCGAGCTTGTCGGCCTGCAGCTCGCTCACCCGGATCTCGACGGTCGCCTCCCAATCCCTCACGGTGACCGGGAACTCGGCGAGCGTGTTGAGCACCGCTCCCTGGATCTCGTCGAGCCACTCCCTCATGCGGGGCGGCGCGCCGAGCGCGCTGTAGTCAATGGTGCGCTGGTTGGAGGTGACCCGATTGGCGAACTGAGTCGTGAGGGCCGGGGTGCTCTCGTAGCCGGCGACGAAGAACCCCTCGATGAGGAGCATCGTCTCCTGATACGAAAGGCTGGGCACCTCGACGCTGGCGGCCAGCGGGGAGATCCGGCCGACGCCAGCGCGGGCTCCTTCGATATCGAGAGCGCCTCCGGGGCCGCGGTTGGCGGCGGCGTAGACGAAGGCCGGGTCGAGCCCAAGGCGGCGAGCCGTGGCGACGAGCGCGGGGCTGATGCCATCGCTGGTGATCTGGGCGCCCATTCCTCCGATCTCTCCGGCCGGCACGATGCCCGTCGAGAGAGCCTCGATGGTGGCGGTGACGTGCTCCTCACGCTTGTCCTCGGGGACCTCGATGGCGACTGTGGCGAGCCGCTTGGCATGAGCCTCGGCGAGCTGCCCATCCTTCGTCTTCACGGCGGCGAAGCGGGCGGTCAGCTTCTCGAGCTGCTCCGCTGCCTTCCTCTCCGCGGCCTGCGCCTCGAGTACGGCCTTGTCCGCGGCGAGCCTGTCGCGCTCAGCGCGGAGCGCTTCTACGTCCTCCGGCGTCCGGCCCGGATCGCTGCCTTCCTTGGGTTGAGGTGGTGCGTCCTGTAGCTTGGGCATTGCATCTTCTCCTTTGTCCGGCGCTGCGGCCGGGCCGGTATACACCAATGTCCCGTCCTCCTCGGCGGCTGCGGGCTGGAGGCCGGGCAGCTCCACGAAGAAGGGATTGTTGGTGACGGCGAGTCCCTCGAACACCCAGGCGATCTTCCGCCCGGACGTCTTCTCGATGTAGGGCGTTGCCGAGTCATACCACTCGGCGCTGACATAGCGGAAAGCGTCTTGGGTCAGCAGCTCATCGCCGAGCGGAGTCCACTTGACTCGCGCCCGCAACCCGTCCGCCTCGGCCTTCAGGTCTTCGATCCAGCCGACTGATGGCCCGCGGCTGTGGTTCTGGTTGACCGCGATCTTGATAGGAGGGATGTCAGCCCGGAAGTTGGCCTCCATCGCGGCGAGGTTCTCAGCGGTGATCTCATAGATGCCTTCCGTCGGCCAGAAGTGATGGCTCGCCCAGCTTCCGATCGGCAGCACCTTCACCCAATCACCCCCGCCCTCGTCCTCCGTCGCGGCACGGCGAGTGGCGAGGGGGATGAGGAACTCGACTCCCTGTCTCGGCTTTGTCTTCGGCATGACACCATCCTCAAAAGCGAAAAGCCACCGCCGGCCCCGAAGGGCTCGTGCGATGGCTTTTGTTGCTACACCTCGGCGGGTGCTTCTCCGCCTACGGCGCCATTCAGTCTATGTTGTCATTGAGAAGATACCACGGAAGCGACAGTCCGTCAAGTGTCAGAGAGCATATTCCGACACCCGCCAGTCGATCCGCACCCTCCTCTTGCCGTGCTTGTCCACGTAGGGCCGGGCGACGAAGTCGCGCCCCTCGGGCTGGGCGGGGACTTTCAGGGGCTTGTATTTCCCCGGGATCCGCATGAAGTGGCCGAACTCGTCGATCATCTCCTGTGAGGGCCGCTCATAGTCCGGCTCCAGGGGCTTGCCGTCCGGTCCAATTTCGTCCTTGCTCACCGCCGCCAGGGTGCGGCGGCAGTTGATATGGGCGGGGTCCTTCACCAGCTCGAAGTCCGGGTCCTCACGGGAGATGATCATGCCATCCATGTCGCGGCAGAGATCGCAGCTATCCTCATCCAGTACCTCGATGATCTCGAAGTTCGGGAACTCGTCGGCCGGGGCGGCATCCACGCCGCCCGCGTTCTCGAGCTGGGTGATCAGCACCTGGGCCGTCATGCTGAGCGCCAGGTTCATTATGTTAGGAAGCTCGGGCACTCAACCTCTCCCTCAGAAAAGCCACCGCGCGCTCCTGGACATGGCAGAGCAGCTCGGGATCGGAACTGCGCTTTCGGCGCAGCACGTCGACCATCGCCTGGCGCAGCACCCGCACGTCCCGCTGCCTCACGCGCCCGCTCCCGTTGATGGCTCTATAGGCTCGCGCGATGTTCAATCCGGCGGCTTTGGACAGATGCCGGTAGGTCAGCCCGGATTGCCGGCGTAGAGTCGCCAAGGATTGCCCTTGTTTCACGCTGTAACACGCCCTCTGCCGCGGGTTCGCTGCCATCCGCTACCTCTACACCCCCGAAATGCTCTCAGGCGATTCTGTGGCGTCTTTTCCCCCGGCCGACGCGGCCTGCTCGGGGATCATTTCGGAGAGCATATCCTCGAGGGTGGCGACCAGCTCGCGCCCGGCATCAGTGAGGTCATCCTGGAGCATGATGGTGGACTTGTCCCGCGCCGCCTGCTTGGCATTGGCGACGATCTGCGCCTTGGACAGCTCCTGCCTCGTCGACTCGAGCACCTCGAAGAGCACCGCGGCCCGCAGGTCCTCGGCGTGCTTCTGCGCGATCACCTGCGCCTTCGTGGCGATGTAGCTCCGGAGCGCGTTGGAGATGGAATCGGGAACCTCGACCTGCAGGTCCTTGGCGGCCTTGTCCCTCGCCTCCGTATAGAGCCGCCGCATCCAATTGGTCAGCAGGTCGGCATAGGTCCCCACCTTCGGCACCGCGACGTCTTGCATCTTCCTGAGGTGCTTGCCCTTCTCCAGCGGGGGGGCCTTCAGGAAGGCATCGATCATCGGGTCGAGCCGCTTCATCAATGCTCCGTGCTGGTCCTTCACCACCCTCGCCATGTCCTTGGTGAACTCGGCCTGGAGTGCGGCGCGGCGGCCGCTCTCGCTGTCGACCTTCTTCCGGTCTCGAGGCCGCTTGCGCTGGGCGGCGCTGAGCGAGCGATAGCGCCGGCTCGCCCCGGCGTCCTCCTGCGGGATGGTCTCCTCGACATCGCTCTCGTCCGATTCGGGCTTCTCGGGGAGGCCGAGCATGTCGCGGATGAGCCCCTCGATGTCCTCGTCCATCTCGATGAGCTGCGCGCTCGCCAGGCCCTGGAGAACATTGAGGATCGCCGCCCGCTGCATGATGTGGGCGATCGGGCTCCACTTGAGCGAGGGGAAGCGATTCACGCCCGGATAGTTGTAGCCGACCATTTCCGGGATGAGATAGCGGTCGAAGACGCTGGCAATCCGCTTGACGATCTGCTCGAGCGCCATGAGGAAGAGCGTCACATGGGAATCGCTGAGGGCCCAGGAGCCCGTCTCGCCGGAGCCGAGCTGGAGGAACTGCGCCAGCGCGCTGCGGGCGATGAGGGTGTCGTGATACTGGATGTACTGGACGATGTTCGGCAGGCGCTGGTTGCCGACCGCGAATCCGGGCTGCTCGTAGCCGGGCGGCAGCATGACGCCCCTCCCGAAGTGGCGCAGCACCGCGAGGTATTGATCTCTATCCGCGGCGTTATAGTTCTCCGGGAGCTTGCCGAAGGCGGCGGGATTGTACAGACCTTCCATCCCGACATTGGCGATATTGTAGAGGGCGTGCTTGATGTACCAGTGGGTGCGCATCGGGCGCATCAGGCCGCGCCCCTCGGGGTTGCCGCCGTGCCCGCGGTAGGTGAAGCGCAGGAGCCGAGCGATCTCGATGGGCTTATCCTGCACCATACCAGTGACGGGATCCACAACGCGCTGCACGATGCCTTGCACCCCTCCCTCGTGGTCGAAGATCCAGCGTTGGATCGTTCGCGGGTGCCGCGGGGCGAGCTTCCGGAGCCAGGTCCTGCCATCCCGGGGCTCCCATACCTTCTCGAGGCCATTGACGCCGATCAAGGCCGACATCACGGTCTCGCTGATAACATCCTCCCAGGTGCAGGTCATACCATCGAAGAGATTGGTGGCGACCGTGTCCGCTATCTCAAGGTCAATGGGCTCCTTTGCCTTGTTGGGATCGATGCGCCACTTCGCGCTCTCGATCGGCAAGGAGACGACCAGCTCGACCGCCTGCACCTGCCCATCGCCGCGGAGCATCTTGTCATAATCGCTGTAGAGCTTCGGACCCTTCAAGTCGGGGTTGTACTCTTCGAGCACGCGCCCGCCGGAGACTCGCAGGCCGGTGCCCCCGATCTCATCGAAGGAGGGGCGGCGCGCTACGGCAGCGGCCCGTACCGGCGCCTGTCTCTTCTGCGCTTTCGATCGTCGTCGCTGGCGCTTGCTCATGGCCTACCATCTCCTCGGGGCGTGCGTCTGCCCGACGATGTGCTTGCTATCCTGCCCGGTTCTCACTGGCTCGAAGTGCCCGGCCGGCGCGAGGTGGAGAGCTCCCTGGGCATCCCGCGCCATCAGCATGTGCGCGGCGGCCATCCCGAAGTGATTCTCCACGCCGCGGCGGTAGCGATAAGTCCCGTCATCCTGCCTGTCCCTCACCAGCCGCTTGAAGTGCTCGCGGGCCCGTTGTGTTTCCGGGAGTGTGGGCTTCGGCAGCCAGAACGCGCCCGCGCTGAGGGCCTCCGTCAGGTTGTCGAGCATCTCTGTCCGGTTGGTGGAGATGGTGTGGACGGGCTTCGTCTCCTTGTCCTCGATCCCATAGCTGGTGCGCTTCGCTCCGGTGTAGATGATTGCGCCGCATTTGAGCTTGAGGCAGAGCTCCTTCGCCTTGGTCTTCTCGGGCATGGCATCGATGACGAGCATGCGCACCCCGTGGTCGCGCAGCCGCCTCTCGATGACGTCCCAATCGCCGGTCTCCTCGAGCCAAACGGTCCGCGCCACCCCGTCATCCCCGAAGCGCGCGATCACCAGGTGGATGACGTCCCCAACGTCGATCCCCGCATAGGGCGCGCCGGGTGGCCTCTGCATCTTCCCCGCGCTACTCATCTGCCATTCGCCACAGCGCTCGTTGAGCAGCGCGTCTGTGATTCGCTGCCGATCGCCCGAGTGCGGCTTGCCCAGGATCGAGATCACGAAGCGCCGCATCCGGCTGGGCCGTGTCTGCGCCCGCTCCCACTGCGCGGCGATCTCCTTCGCCGTGATGTGCGGGCCGTAGAGCTGGGTGACGTGATAGCCGGAGATCTCGCGCTCCGGGTGCACGGCCACCCACTCGCCATCCTCCCGATATAGCCGGGCGTGGCAGCGCGGGCACGCCATTCTCCACTCGCCCTTCACCTGCACGAGGCAGTCGGGGAATGCCAGCTCGAGCGCGGTCCAGGTCCGGCAGCGCCGGCACCTGATCTTCCAATACTTCTGATCGGAGCGTTGGAAGAGATCGTCGATGTCCATGTGCGGGATGTCGGGCTGCGAGAGCCAGCGTTCGAGCTTGAGGTCCGAATGGAGCAAGCGGTCCTGCGCGAACTCCGCCTTCTCCTCATCCAGCTCGGCCACCTCATCCATCACGATCATGTCGAGGTCAACCAACTTCACCTCACCCATCACATAGGTCGAGAGGAAGTAGGCGAGGCCGCTGCCGACCCGCTTGACCTGGACATTGTCAGCCGGGCGGCCGCCCCGACGTTTCGGCAGGTCGAGCCCGAAAGCGACCTTCTCCGCGGCGACATGTCGGGTCAGCTCCTCGGAGGCGTTGATGATCGGGTCTATCTTCCCCTGGACGAAGCGCTGCATGCGGCCGCTGGTGTCGAGGAAGTAGCCAGCGTGGTGGCCGGCGAGGCACGTATGGAAGAGATCGCCGATGAATAGCGTGGAGATCCCGAGCTGAGCGGCCTTCTCGACCACGATCACGCGGGAGCGGTCCTCGGCGATCGCCCGGAGGTACTCGTGCCGCTCCAGCGTCCAGCGCTGGTTCGGCCGCGGGCGGATGTGTTGCTGGAGGAAGCCGAGGAGATCTCCCCGCTCAGCGCTTCCTACGAGTGCTCTTTCCGCGAGTTCCTTTAGTTCTGCTGCGCCTCTTGTCACTCTTGCTGTCCTTCGGTGCTGGCAATTGCTTCATGTCCTGGCTCGGCATCGGGAGATCGAGCAGCTCTATAACCTGGAGCGCCACCTGTCGCCGATCCTTCAACCGCATCAGGACCCAGCGGGCGGCGACCCGGTCGAGGTTCCCGGCCTTGTAATCCAGCTCCAACGCGCGGAGCTGAACCAGCTTCTCCTTGAGCTGAGCGTCGGCCGCGTGATTGTCAATCTGCGCTATCGTCCGCGCGAGATTATTGAGCTCGCGCAGGAAGTCGGGCTTAGCGTCCTTGGCGAGCTTCTCGAAGTCGATGTCGTTGACGATCGAGAGGGCCCGCATGGCGAGGCTGCGGGCGAGGGCGGAAGCGATGGTGGCGGCCCCCTCATGGCCGAGGGCGAGGAACTCCGCCCGAAGCCGGCGCTCCACCTCGAGCGCCTCCTGGAAGTAGGGGAGCATGTGACGGTTGTAATGGCGGGAGAGCGATTTGTTCGTGACCCGCTTGCCCTTCTTCGCGAGCCAGGCGACAATCTTCTTCTGCTCGACTCCGGTGAGCAGCCGCCGGGTGACCTCCTCGAAGAGGTCGGGGTCCTCCCGGTAGAGCTTGCAGATCGAGCACTGCGATCGCAGCGGGAAGATGGGGACCTGAACCTCGGTCGTCATCACGCTCACTGCGCCGGTTGTCTTGCCCATCTCACGCCCCCTGCCAAAAGGAAAAGCCGAAATCCGGCCGCGCGGAGCGGCCTGCGATCCCGGCTTCGTTCCCTGATTCTCTAGTGGATTCTACCATGCGGGGGCCGCTGATTCAAGTCAGCTCGTAGAACGCTTTTTCGTCCTGGATGATGCTGACACCCAGCGCGCGGCGCTGCTCCTCGGAGATCTCACCCGATTCGATGGCGTCCTTGATGGCATCCTTGTCCGGCGCCTCCTTCGTCCGGATCAGCTTGCTGCGCAGCCGCGCTGGCAGCTCGCCGATCCGATGGAGGACCTTGTCCCAGGTCACCTTGCTCATGGTCGCGAGCCGGGCCTTGGCGAGGTAGAGGCCGACCCTCCCCGCCGCAAGGTATCGGCTCCGGCGGTCGCCGTCCTCGCTCAGGTCCGCGCGGTGATCGTCCACATGGTCGAGCACGGCCTCTCCCAATACCTTGATCTCCTTCTGGAGAGGCTCGATCTCGGGGGTATACCGCTGCTGGAGCTTGGCGATGCCGCCGTCGAGTCGGCCCTGGAGTCTTGCCACCTCGGATTCGAGACGGCTCAGCTGCGTTAGCGCGCCGTTCACGGCATCCCATGAGTCGAACACTGGCTTCTTCGCGTTCGTCTTCGTCATGTGCTGCGATCCTTTCTGCGTCCCCTGGGTGCGGCTATCTCGCCGCCAGCTCGGTCCGCACCGTCATCATGATGAAATTGCAGACGTGAGCGCCCCGCTTCCTGACTTCATCCGGAGTTCCTTCGTTGAGAGCCTCTCCCAGTTTCAGGAGCTGCTGCTGCGCCTCGGTGAGCCACTCGGTGGGATCGCCGTTCATCCATGATCCCGGGCCGCCCTTCTCTTCGTGCGCCTTGAGTTCGACCACCATGTCGGCGGCCTGCTCTCCCGCATAGTCCTCGAATGTCTTCGGTGGCATCTCCTTGCCTTTCTGCGTCCCCTTGGTGTTGCTCTGAGATCACGATCCCCGGTGCGGCTGCCCGGGCCCCTGGCCGAGGGCGGCGCGGAGCCGCCCTTTGAGTCTCTCGAGCTGGTCGAAGATGGTGCCGAGCGCACTGATCGCGTTTGGGCTGAGCCCGCACTGGCGCAGTCGATTCAGCGCATCACCGATGCTGTCCGCCTGCGTCATCGCCGCCCCGATCTCTCCATCTCGGTCAGTCATGATTGCTGCTCCTTTCTGCGTCCGCCTGGTCATTAGTGCTATCTGCCGAGGAGATCGTCCGGCACCTCGAAGAACCCGAGCCGGCCGCGGCATGGGATCACATTTCGGAAACGTGCCGCGTCAGCGAACCCGAGCCCGATCAGCCCATCCTCGAACCAGGCTGGGGGATTCAGGTGCTCGGCATAGAGCTCCTCGAAGCTGCGCATCGTGAACCGAATGACACTGACCAGGGTCGCCCGGCCGATGATGCCTCCGGTACATCCCTGCCAGGCGCCCGAGATCTCGAATGCCATCCGCCTCACCACTGTCGGTGCGCTGTTGTCGATCCTCTGCCCGGCATGGATAGCGATCTGCTTGCCGATGGGGGTGGCGGGACAGCCCTTCCACTTGCGCACCTCGATCGTCTTTTGCCCAGCCACGATCAGCGTGGCCCAGGGTTGACGGATGCTCAGCGCCCTCATCCCCGCGCATCCTCCTCCCGGCGGATGATCCGCACCTTGGCGAAGGGCTTGGCTCCGCTCCTTGCGAAGGGCATGCCGGTGTAACAGAGCTGCTCACTGCCGACCCGGAACCGCTGCGTCCCGCGGCGGCGGCTCACCCGCTTGGGTCCCTTGAGGATCCGCTCTTTCGAGTGCTCGGTGAAGAGGAACATTAGCCGAACTCCTGCTCATATCGCCCCCGGGCCGTCTCAATCTCTCCGGCAGGGTTCAGCTCGATCATCACCGATCGGCGGCCCAGCTTCTTCGCGGCGATGAGTGTCGTGCAGCTTCCGGCGAAGGGATCCAGTACCAGGTCCGCTTCGTGCACATATCCCGCGAGAAGACCGTTCATCTCCTGCCCTGGCGCCGACCATCCCCTGATCGCCCACTCCGCCAGCTCGAGCGGGAACACCGCGAAATGCGTCGCGTGGTCCGGCCACTCGGTCTGCCCCACCGAGAACTCGATCACATTGCGGACGATCGGGCGCTTGACCTGGTCGGGTCCATACGCGCTCAGCTCCCATGGGAACCAGATTGGCCGCGCCTCATCACCCACGCCCTTCGAGAACCAGAAGACATACTCCACGCAATTCGTCATCGTGTTGTCGGCCGAGCAGGGCGGCCCGTTGGGCTTCAGCCAATGAATGGGCCGGATGAAGTTGAAGCCGATCGATCGCATCTGTGAGGGCAGATCCATCATGCAGGTGTGGTGATTCCACTCCGGATGTATCACCTCGCCCACGTTAAGCAAGAGCGCCCGCCGCGGCTTGAGGACGCGCAACATCTCGACCGCAAAGGGCCGAAACCAATCCCACCAGTGGTCGGGGTGGATCTGGACCTGGAGACCCGCCTCACCCTTGAGATTGGGCTTGCCATGCTTGAAGCGTGCGGCCGCCCTCTGGACCTTCTGTCGGACATGCGGAATAGCGCTGGCTCTCGAGCTGATTCTCATGCTGTCCTGCGTCTTCGGAGATCCGCTCGCCTCGAGGTAGGCTGTCCAACGATAGCGACCGAGGTGCTTCTGGCTGCGATGCGCCCGAGGGTAGGGCGGACTGGTGACGATGAGGTCGAAGCTATCATTGGGCATCTGAGGCAACACATCGAGCGCATTGCCCTCGACGATCAGCGGCTCATCCGCGGGATCAGGGCTGTTGATCGACTGTTCGACATCGGTTCTCACGGCAGGCAGTTGCACTTCATCTCCCGCGGCTCGATCCCCAGCACTCGCCTAATGACCTCGGGGGTCTCTTTGCAGAGCCCGACCGGGCCCTCGTAGCCGCCCGCACGGAGCCCCTCGATCGCGTCCCGGTAGATCCCCGCTCTCTCTTCGGCCGGTAGCTTCAGCCGCCCACCCCGGTGGCGGAGCGTGCCGAGGGTTACGAGCTCGGGGCGCATCTCTCGGTTGACATAGCGAGAGCTCTGCCGCACGAGATCCGTGCACCAGATAGAGGGCGCGTGCGAGCCCCCATGCGCCACGAGAGGATCCACCCGCCACCTCACTCGCCAACCAGCCTCTATCATCTGCGCTGATGCCTGCCACCGCCCCTCGGGTGCCCAGACGTTCTCCCATCCGGGTTCCTCGTTGACGGCGTTCCCCACGCTCCAGCTCAGGATCACGTTCTCGCTCGG